AAGAAGTTTACCTTTGGTTTGATTAACCAAAATAAACCTAAAATTATTGCAGTACTTTGTAGTTTATGGAAAAGAAACAGCGAGGCGGACCGCGGCCAAATTCAGGTCGACCGCCTAAGATATTGGAAATCAAGTTGATAGAACAAATGGACGCCATTTGTGTACCTGAACAAATTTGGAACGCCTTATTAATGAAGTGTTCCCAAGGTGACACAAACGCGCTGAAACTTTGGCTTTCGTATCGGTTCGGCTTACCAAAACAGCAAATAGACGTTACTTCGAACGGTGAAAAGATAGCGCCGCCAATTCAATGGATAGGCAAAAGAGTAGCAATAGAAAACGCAAAGTTAGTAAGCGAAGAAGAAGAAGGCGAACAATTGGACGAACTACAAAAGAAAGTCAGAAAGGATTACCAAGACTTGATAGAAAAAGACAAACAAAAAGATCAATTCGATATTTGGCTATAATGATAAACTTGCTAGAGGAATATAAGCCGCTTTTTTATGAGGAACCCGAAACCCGTTATTATTTAATTACTGGCGGCCGCGGTTCGGGTAAATCGTGGACTTTGGCGCTGTTTCTGTTAAATCTAACTTATCAAAAAGGGCACGTTATCCTTTTTACTCGATATACTTTGGTAAGTGCATTCATATCCATTATACCTGAATTTTTGGATAAGATCGAGATAATGGGAAAAGTAAACGACTTTGAGGTTACCCAATCTGAAATAATTAATAAGTTGACGGGATCAAAGATTCTATTTCGCGGCATTAAAACGAGTTCGGGCGTTAATACTGCTAACCTTAAATCTATTGCTGGTTTATCAACGTGGGTAATTGATGAAGCTGAGGAACTAACCGACCCCGACGTTTTCGACAAAGTGGACTTATCCATACGCGCAAAGGATAACCCGAACCGCGTGATTTTAGTAATGAATCCAGCGTATAAAAGTCATTGGATATATAACGACTTTATAAAGAAAAAGCGAACGGATACAACGTACATTCACACGACATACCTAGACAACAAAGAGAATTTATCCGATTCTTTTATCCAAGCAGCGGAAAAGACAAAGCGAGAGAATCGCGCGCGATATGAGCACCTATTTTTAGGCACTTGGTTAGATGATGCCGACGGAATGCTATGGAACCGCGCAATAATTGGAAAAGCCCGAATAGATGAAGCGCCGAACCTTACAAGAATAGTTGTGGCAATCGATCCAGCCGTAACGGCTAACATGAACAGCGACGAAACTGGCTTAATAGTAGTCGGCAAAGATAGTGAAGGTTTAGGCTATGTGTTGGAAGACTTAAGCGGAAAATATAGCCCGAACCATTGGGCAAAGGTAGCAACGGACGCGGCGTTTAGATGGAATTGCGATTGTATAGTAGCTGAAAAGAATCAAGGCGGCGACATGGTAGAAGCTGTATTGAAGTCACAAGGAACTAATTTTAGGATTAAGTTAGTAACAGCGACGAAGGGAAAATATGTGAGAGCGGAACCCGTTTATTCATTATACGAGCAAGGGCAAATTTATCACGTTGGAAGTTTTCCTATTTTAGAATCTCAAATGGTTACATTTAATCCTGACAAGGGAAAATCGCCCGATCGAGTAGATGCGCTTGTTTGGGGATTAACTGAATTAATGGTACAAAACAATTTTATATTCTCAATATGACAAAAGAAACAATTGACGCGCTTATCTTAATGTTTATTACTTATTTATTAATTGTCTTTGTGACCTTGGATTTTAATCCTCTCACATGGCATTGGAGCGCTCGCGCTGTTATGGTTGTGACTTGGTTTTACGGAGTTACATTTTTAGAAAAGAATAAATAAGTATATTTGTTAAAACGAATAAGCTATGCTATTAAAGGCTCTAAGGTCATACATTACACCAACGGTTATTTCTACACCTCAAAAACCCGATGTAAACCTACTCAATCAAATACTTTATGGCCAATTTACGGCCTCCACGATGGTAGTTTGGTATGACTCAAACCAGCAAACTTTTATAGACAAAGGATACAAGGGAAATGCACTTGTTTACTCAATCATTCGAAAGATAGCCGAGAAAGGCAAGCAATGCCCGACTTACGTTTATAAAGAAACCGAAGGTGCTAAGAAATACAGAGGCGGAAAATACAACTCAAAGGAATTAAACAGATTACAGAGCATAGCATTTAGAAAAAAGGAGCTTGAAGATGTAAATTATACCGATCCAGTAAACCAGTTGATTAAGAAGCCTAATCCAATGCAAACTTGGAGTGAATTTCTTGATTCGATGCTAACGTGGTACAATACTAGCGGCGAAATCTTTGTTTACGGTTTTGCTCCACAGGATGGCCTAAATAAGGGCAAAATAAAGGAGATGTACGTTTTGCCGTCTAACTATGTGGAAATAGTAGCTGGTAGTTTATTCGAGCCAGTACGCGGCTACAAATTGATAATTGGGGACCAAAATATTGAGATACCAGCTGACCAGGTACTACACATAAAAACAACCAATTTAACTTGGGATTTGAACGGCGCACAACTTCGTGGAATGCCTCCACTCTTGGCTGGTTTAACTACACTACAGGCAAACAACGAGGCGACATTTGCAAAGCAAAAGACTTTCCAGAATGGAGGAGCAAAAGGGATCATTTCTCCAAATATTACAAACCCAGAGTTTTGGCCATCGCCTGATCAACGGGCAAAGATGGATGAGCGGATTGATGAGAGGATAAACGGTAATAATAATATTAATAAGATTGTTGCATCCTCTATTCCTTTGCGTTACGATGCAATTGGATTAAGTCCTGTGGCAATGGATATTATCAACTCTCAAAACATGGATTTGCAAACGCTTTGCGGTCTTTGGGGAGTTAACCCTGTTTTGTTTACATCAAACGCAACCTATGCCAATTTGGAAGGCGCGCAAAAGGCTTTGGTTACCGATGTAATTATGCCGCAACTCCAAATGATTGAGGAAAAGTTTACTCAATGGATAGGCAAGTCTTACGGCATGGATTATGTGATTGACTTTGATATTTCATCTTTCTCAGAGTTACAACCAGATGTACAGGTTATTTTGGATACCTATGGCAAGTCTCCATACTTTACAGGAAATGAAGTAAGAAGCTTGTTAAACTGGCACGCTAGCGAAGACCCTGCAATGGACGTGCATTGGATACCTAGCAACGTACTTCCAAGCGAAGAAGCTTTGGGTAATGCTACAACTGACTTTAGCGATTTCCCAGAATAAGGAATGAATAAAATAAATTACTCTAAGGTTAGAAGGTCGGCTCAAGCAGACTTAAAGAAATACGAACGCCTTGGAGTAAAAATATTTACTGATGCTTTAAAATTGCAAGCAAGACCAACTGTTCCGTTGATGCCAATGCAAGAAGCCTATATAAAGTTTTATCAGACTGTATTTCTTGATTCTGCAACTAAAGAGTTTAACAGGATTCGTCAGGATAATAGGGAGAAAAAGTTTGTGCCAGATAATTTTTTTGTTAGCGCTTGGCTTGAGTTTATAAAGAATTGGGTAATTCAGAATTTAGGTCAGTTAATATTTGATGTTACAGATAATACTCAAAATAAGGTAAATGAAATTGTTGCTCAAGGGATTAAGGATGGATTAAACCCTAGACAAATTGAGGAGTTGTTAATTGAGCAGATTCCAGATATTAAGAGAGCTAGGGCAATTGCTAGGACTGAATCTACAAGAGCTTACAATGAAGGTAAAAACCGTTCTGCTCTTGATTGGGCAAATCAAACAGGTACTCAACTTTGGAAAATTTGGATTCATGGAGGTGCTAAGGAGCCCAGGATTCAGCACATACAAGCACAGAATAATCCGATACGATTAGATCAGCCGTTTGTGTTTTTTACAAATGGAGTTGAGGTGTTAATGGACAAGCCTGGAGATTTAAACGGAGGAGCTGCACAGACTATAAATTGCTCATGTGTAGTAATTTACGTTTCAGAATCTTATGCTAGAAGGTACTTTAAAGATAAATTTGTTCTATGACCATTTTTGTTTGTTAATTTTATTTATTTGTATATTTGTCTAAACGAATAAGCAATGCTATACAAAGCCCAGCATACATATTCTGATTATCCTGATGCGGTAAAAAACAACGCTAGAAGGGTTTTAAAATATGTTGATGAGAACGGATGGGGTCCTTGTGGCACGCCAGTAGGGAAACAAAGAGCAAATCAGCTTGCAAACGGCGAGCCAGTTTCTGTTGACACGATTAAAAGAATGTTTAGCTATCTAAGCCGACACGAGGTTGATTTAGAAAGCTCTAGCTCTTACGAGGATGGTTGTGGACTGTTGATGTACGATGCATGGGGGGGTAAGGCTGCTTTGGTATGGAGCAGAAATAAATTAAAGCAATTAGAAAAGACTAGCGATATGGGTTTTGTAAAAAAAGGATTAAACCAAGGCTTTACAGATAGCGACATGAAACAAGGAATTGTTTCGGGCTATTTTGCCATGTTCGGCAACAAAGACCTTGACGGCGATGTAATTGAGCCAGGAGCGTTTTCCAAGACAATCATGGAGCGTGGGCCACAAGGAAAGCAATTAATCAAGTATTTGCTAGACCACGACAAGAATAAAGTTGTCGCAAAAATGAACAATCTTTACGAAGACCAAAGAGGATTGCGATACGAGGCTAAGATTGGAACTCATGCTGCTGGCCAAGACTTTCAGAAAATGATTGAGAGCGAACTTATAAATCAGCATTCATTTGGGTTTAGAACAATTAAAGAGGAGTTCGACCAAGAGGCCAAAATGAACAGAATTAGAGAGGTAATGATGTATGAAGGTAGTGCGGTTCAATTCTTGGGCGCCAATCCTGAAACTACATTTATTGACCTTAAAAGTGAAGAGGATGCGTTCGAGTACCTTACTAGACTTGAGAAGTTTGTAAAGACCTCAGACGCAACCGACGAAACATTAGAAAAATTAG